AAGTTCTTTACTAATAGAATCTACCCAGCTAGTAGCTAAAATATTTGACTGTACATGAGTTTTAATTCTATCATCAATAATTTCTTCAACACTATTACATTGTTTTTGTATTGCTTCCATTGCAGCGACAATATTTTTAATAAATTCTTTTGATTCTAAATTATCAAATAAGTCAACAAATTTATTAACCTTATTTTGCAAATCATCAATTGATGATATTAAAGATTTCATTAATTTAATTGTTTGTGTATCAGAAGCAAATAATTGCATTAAATTAACACATTGAAATGCAGTATGTTTAAATCCATTAAAATTATCAACTGATTTATCTCTAAATCTTCTAATAGCCGCTCTAGCATCCATAATCTCGGCTGGTTTAATTTCTGGGTTATCTTTAAAAGGAGTTTTCATTACATCAAGATGAATTGATGCTTTTTCCAATTCCTTTTTAGCACTATTTAAGCACATTATAACACGTTCTGCTTGACGTTTTTCGTCATCAGATACGTCGTATGTCATCTGCACTGTATATGCTTTAACTATTTTAATCATATATGAACCCACCAGGATTTAATACTGGACCAAATCCCTGCACGCCTGCATTATTATTATACTGACCAACTGAAGGAATCTTATTTAGGTCCTCTTTATCATGTTCTTTTATTGACTTATAATTATTATAATTTTCACGAATTGGTGATTGATTATTAATCTGATTATATACAAAATCAGTAGAATCAGTCCTAGTTATATCTAAATAAGGCGCAAATGAACTTGGTTTAGCTTCATCTAAGATGCCGCCATGGTTATCACTTTTAGTCTCTCGCGTCTTTGAAACTATATCAGCATAATTTTCATCTTTAGATGATTTACAGGATTTAATTATTTTTTCATATAAATTAACAATATCTACATCAACGCCAATACCAAATCCATACAATTTTGCTTCTTCTATTGCCGCATCTGAACTCATACCCATATATTTACATTTTAGCATCGCTACAACTAAACCAGTCCTATCTTTACCCCAATGACAATGAATAAATGTGGGCACACCACCTAATAATAAATCATGTAAATTTTGTTGTAATAATTTTAATAAAGACTTGCGATCCATTTCTAATGGAAGCATAATATGTTTAATACCCAACAATTTGCAAACTCTATCTATTCTTTGACCAGCTTCTTGATCTAAACTAACAATCTTTTTAATATCTAAATTTTCTTTAAGCCATTGAACATCTTTAGGGCTTGGAGCGCCACCTCTATATAATTGATCTGTAACTTTATGCAAATTACTAATCATTATAAACTCCTGATTAAATTATTAATAACATTTCTTATGTACCTTGGATTATGATTAAATAATACATTTTTAACTAATGTTATTGATTGCCCCATAGCTGAAGATGCTGGTAAATTTTTATTTGATAAATCATTTTCATTTAAATAATATATTTTATTTTTAATAGAATGGAATGCCTTTTGTCTTTTTTCTGGAGAAATTCTAATCATAATAAATCTAATCATATCAGCTAAATATTTTCCTACTTGTGCAGGATTGCCTAATTCTGTTATAGCCGCATTCTTTACTAAATCCTCATTTAAACTAATAGGACACATCTTATTAAATTCAATCAATGCATTTTGAAGCGCCACATGGGGCGGATTCTCTAAATTGTTTTTAACAGCCTTTTCAAATAAAGAATGATATATTTCTAAAAATAATCTAACTTGTTCTTGATCACATTGTTTTCTTATTTGGCGCATCATAGCTGAATAAGAAAAATCTTCAACTTTAGTTAAATCAATTTCTTTTTTATCTTCTGCGCGATTTAAATCATGTTTAAAAAATTCAACTTGTTGTAATCTTTTTTTTGCCTTATCTTTAGAATCGTATGTGCCTAAATTTCTTCCCTTATGAGATAATACACGATATTTCCCATTAGGAAGTTTTCTAATAATAGCAACTTTCTCTAATGCAACAGCTTGAGTATAATACTCATTTGCTTCTTTTAAAATATCGTTTATTGAATTAATCATTATTTATTCTTTTGATCTAAAGGAATGTTATTAACAAAATGTTGTTTAACTTCTATTGATTCTTTACTTCTTAAGAACATATCTTCAATAATTCCATTTTCATCAACTTCATTAAGTGCTCTAATAGCTCTTTCACTAATAAACATTAAATTGCCAAGTCTAAGTTTTTTATCTTTACCAACATAAGCTGCACTTATAACTAAACATTCTTTGAATGCTCCAATAACTTTACCAACAAATACTGCAGGATATGATACTGAAATTTGTTCAATACTAACTTCTTCATATGAATCACCAAGATAAATTTCTATAAACTTATCTTTAAAAACAGAAACAATAAACTCCGCAAAAGTTTTTGCTCTATCTTTATTCATTTCTGCTATTTTTTCTGTAATTTCTACTTCTGAGTATGCCATATTTCCCTTTAAATAAATTTTAACAAAAACTTTCTATAATTTATATCTGCAGTCTTCCATCGAATTTGCTCATAAGATGACTTTTTATTCATAATAAACTTAGGATTGACTGATACAATCCCTATTTTCTTTGTTGCATAAGCAAATGCCTCGGCAATGGATTCTGTTAATTGTTTGGTTGCTGCCAAACAAATATCACTTGGACCGGAAACCTTGCACTCTACTTCCACATCAATACCATTCGTATATGTATATGATTCAGCTAATAAGTCTTCATCTAAAGCTGAGCATAAAATACGGGCAAATTCTAATTCACTTTCATAATCTTGTGAATTAATTTTTATTAAAATATTATTTGATTCCAAATATTTAGAATATAATTTTTTATTATCTAATGATGCTGCTATTTCTTTTAATTGTTCATCTACAAGATATAAAATATTTGAAGTATCATTAGATGGTTCTAATTTTGTCATTTTATGCACCTTTGTAGGCGTTTCAGATTTATTATATTTATCAAATAAACTTACTAAACCTTTAGTATAAGGAGCTTCATCTGCAGTATAGTATCCGGCAGCCTTAAGCGCTTTAGAATATTCTTCTGGATTAGGATTAATAATATGCTGCCAAGCAGAACCATAACGTTTACTTTGGCTTAAAAATTTTAAATAATCTAATACTCCCTCTTCAAGAGTCGGGTAAGCCCTATATTTAAGATTAGCCTTTTCCCAATGTCCTGGAGAAGATTGCTCACTTGTAGTTAGGTCATCAAAATAATTATATTCACCTTTGCCGTCAGTTGTTATATTTCCAACATTAAAATTCCACATACTTTTTCTGTGACCAGTCTCTAAAGAATTTTGAGCCAATATTAAAGACACTTGCTCTTTAGTTGGCTTTTTATTAAACAATTGCTCCCAGCCAGAAATAATAGCTGAAGCCATTTCAGATTCAGAAATATCGGTTTTGACCCTTTTAACCCTATTTCCCATTATACCTCTATTCTATTAGCGATATCTAAGAGTACTTTAGCTGATTGTGGATTTGACTTATTAAGGATCATTGCATATTTGGTTAAATATTTTTTAACAATAATTGGACTTTCATTAGAAAGTTTTTCTATACTTGTAATTAATTCTTTTGCTGATGAAGGGGACATTCCTTGCATAAGAGTTTTTGGACCAAAAACTCCTGCAAATGGAGGAGGTTGATCAGTAATCCCTTCTGAAGAAACGGGCATATTTGGTTTTCCAGAAATAGTTGTTGGCGCAGACTCTGAAGATGGTATAGGTAAATCTTTAGGAACTGGTGGCGATTTTGGAATTGGTCCTGGAGTTTGAGTTGAGGTTGGTCCTGGAACATAATGAGTTACCTGTGGAACATCAAATACTAATGGTGGGGTTACAAATGTTTTTGGACCAGATTCTTCTATAATAGATTCGGGCTTACCAGATGGCAATTGATCATGAGTAGATGATATTGGAGAGTCCATCTTAGGTGTTGATAACAATAACTCTTTTTTAACACTTTCAGGAACATCTGGCGATTTCTCAACTACTTCAGTTTGTTTTGCTAATTTATCTGCCCAATCTTTTACATTATCATTATAATATTTTCTAAAACTAATATCATAAGAATGTGTTAGTTTTTTAAACTCATTAGTATATTTTTCATAAGCCTCAATCATTCTTTTACTTCTAGCTTTTGCCATTTCATCAAAATACTTCAATAGTTTTTCAAATACTGATTTAGAAAGTTTTAAAATATTAGCAGTAGAATTCTTTAATGATTTTGCTTTTTCAGGATATCTTTTTTCCCAAGCAGCTAATGCACGACCTCTTTCATCAAAAATATTATGTAAAAAGTCTCCAACTCCTGCTATCTTAATTAATTTATTATTTGTTGATGCAAGTCTTTTTCTGTGCTTTAATACTTGTTCTTTAATATCATCATCAATACCTTCTAATAAAAATTTTTCATGAATGGCACTAAGATCTAATTCGAATGTTTTAAATGTTCCTACAATATCAATAACTTTATTATGAAAGCGACTTAAAAAAGCGGCAGCTTTCATATATTCACGTCTATTTAAGGCAGACTCTGACTCTTTTAATAAATCTTTAAGACTAACAGGATCTTCTGGCATAATACCATTATCTCCAACGGCTTCTCCTAATGCAATTGATCTTGCTTGGTCATCTGCTTGTCTTAATTTTTCCATAACTTCTTGAAAGCCTGGATTTAAGAATGGCACCTTCTCAGCAGCTATGCCACCGATATCAACATTTTCTCTTAATTTATTTAACAAGCTTCTTTTTTGAGCAGTTTTTTCCATAGCAATTCCTCTATTACATATAATTCGAAAATAATACGAGATTATACATAATTGTTATTGGGGCAGCAAATAATAATTCAATTAAGCTAGAGGAGGTCCTGCTGGTGGTGATGCTGGAGGAGGTCCGCCTAATGGTGGGGGCGTTCCACCTGGAGGCATTCCCATATCTAATCCTGGTAATCCGCCTGGAGGAGCTTCTCCTGGCACTACACCAGCTCCTGATTGAACTGTGCCTTCTGCTGGCTCTGGAATTTCATCTTCTTCATCTAATGATCTTAATGAATTCAAATCCATTGCATCAAGTGCGATTTTTTCTTTCTTATTAATTGCTGCTTGAATAGATTCTTTGCGCATTTTTCTTGTTTCATCTTCAAATTCAAGACCTAATGAACGATATAATGTATGTAATGAGGCGCGTTTTTGATCGCCTTCACCTTGAGATAAAGTTACTAAGCTATTAATATAATCTCCAGCATCAAATAATGACATATGATTCCAGTCAACTTCTGGAACAATTAATTGTTTCTCTCCACCAGAATAATCATAAAATCCTTGTATTTTAGATATTGGTGCAAATATTTTTCTCTTTAACCATTGTGCTAACATATTACGGAATTGCATGTAACGTTGACGAAGAACATCTAAAGCAACGCCAGCATTTGCATATGTTGTATCAGCGCCACCATCCATTAATGATGATGGTACTTGTAAACCAACATATATTTCTTTTATAATTTGTGTAATATCATTTCCAATATCAAAAATACCAGCGCCATATCCAACGCGTTCTACTGCAACACCTTCATGAGTAAAGATTTTAAAATCTTTATCATATTGAGCTTCTTCAAAAATATTTCTCCAAGCTTCTAAATCCGCAAATGTTGGTTTAAAATCAGCAGAACCAATCTTAACTAAAGTTAATGGATTAATCATATTATCTGCTTGTGCGTATTTTGATTCTCTTAATTTATCAAATAACATTAGTTGTCTAAAAATACATACTGGCAATCCAGTCCCCCTTATTTCATAAGGGCTTATTCTTCTAGCCAAATGAGAAACTTGGAAATTATCTAATTGAATATTATCACCTCGTTTAACAGAATCAATAATATGTGGATTTAATTGTTTTCTTTGTTCAATATCACTTGGTTTATTGGACATGACAATTCTTTTTAAATTTTCATCTGGGCGCATCATAATTATTGGCTCATTAGCTGCAACTGTGCGTTTAACAACCATATAATCTGGATTTTGAATTAATAATCTACTCCATTTGCCCTTGCTTTCATCAAGCTCGGCAAATACAAATGCCTCTCCAAGTAACCAAAATTCTTGAGCAATTTGCACGCAAATATTCATTAAATCAATTTCTTCAATCATATCATTGAAAAATTTTTCAATATCTTTATTTGGACATTTAATGTTTAATTTACTAATTGGATATGTACTATGCAAATTAATTGCATTATGAACAAATGGATTAAGGGCATAAAAACTACGACACCAAGCATTAATAGTTGCCCTATCTCTTGGCAAATTCATATTACTATTAAGCCACAATGGAGAATAAACTTCTGGAGTTTGTTTCACAGAATCGCCATTGCCACCACGATAATTATTACTACTAACTATTTGTGCAAATTTATTCATTCCAACAGATGATGTAACATTTGCATTAGCAGTAATTGAATTTT